TTGCCGCCATCAGGCAAATACTGAGAATCAGACTGACTAAAAAGGCTAGGAACCCAATTAACTTCGTTGTTAATGTCAGACCAGAAGACCTTAGACTCCTCGCCAGCAATGTAAGCAGCCACCACAAAATCACGCACAACCGTCACATACTTAGCTGGTGGAGCATTGCCAGTTGCAGTAATGTTAGTGCTAGATACCGTCTGGCTTGAGCTTACGGAATAAGTGCCATTGCCACCTGTGCCTGTGCCGTAGCCTGTAATCGTCGTGCCACCAGTAACGCCAGTTCCGCTTAATGTCTGCCCTACGACAATCGTGCCGTAACTGACGTTAGTAACCGTTAGGGTTGTGCCAGCGATCGAGCCAGTTAGTCCAGCATCATCAAGACCATAGACGTATGCCCCGCCACTAATGTCAAACGACTGCAATTTCGTTAGACCATTAGCCATGATTATCTTCGAACCGAACTGGGTAATATCCCACGATTCAATAGGCGAATAACCAGAAGTTGTCAGCGGGTCGAGTGTCGTATCAGTAGGGTCAAACTTAAAGACCTGAGTAGCACCAGCCGCAAACAGGTTATTTGTACTAGCGTACTTGCCAGCAAAAGCCAATAGCAATGACTGACCAGCGTTAGAGGAATAATCGGCTGCATCCCTAACAGGAGCATACCCATTCATTACCGGATAGCAATTCTTTGCATCAGTTACCCCGCCCATGATACTAGGCTGGTCTGGTGTCCATTCCCCGAAATTTATTCTTGTCGTAGCCATGTATCACCCACCGGAGAGACTTTCGTCCATTCTTCACCGTAAATCATGCCTTTTGTCGTTACCACAGCACGACCTAAAACAGATATCGTCCCACTAAGCCGCTGAATACCACCAAATGCCACGACTTCAGCTTTAGCAGTAACCGACGCACTCGCACTAACGTCATTGTTTGCCGCAGCGGTAACTAAAGACCTACCTAAGATGCTTGCGCTTGCCAATACACCATAGCCACCGTTAGCCGTTACCGTAGCAAGACCGTTAATCGAGCCAGAGCCATACTTATAGACCGTACTACCAGACGTTACAACAGCATTGCCATTTATTGCTGCCGAGGCAACTACCAACGAGGCAATATTGCTTTCAGATAAGGGCGCAGACGATAATGGCAATATCCCTAACATTTACGGCTCCACTGCCCAGTTAACTTCCCAAGGGAACCCCTGCTGCAAAGGAATATCTCTCAAGGCTTGGCAATAATCTATCCATGCCTGAGATGGTGACATATCACTACGGAAACGCCAATCTGTCTCTGACAATCGACGGTTACGCTCATTTCTTACGGCTTCAGCTTGATTGGCATCAACTTCCGCAATAGCCTGTGCGTCCATATCTACAACGGAAAACTTGGTAAACCACTTACCATTAATTTCTTGAACGCCATCTCTAATGACACTCTGATACCGAGTAGCCTGTGGCTCAGGGCTATTCAATACTGGATCGGCTCCAAATTCGTTTAGTAGCTGCTCATTCAATTGCATAGGGAAGCTAGTATTCCGATGAAGCGACCGAAAATCCGCTTCGGTAACTACTTGCCCTGTTTCTCTAATCCTAATTTCCATGATTACCTCTATGCAATCGCTAAGAAGATAAATGTTGCGCCATTTGCGTTAATCGCCGCTGGTGCTGTACTGCTTAACTCGAAACCAGACGAAAAAGCGTCAATGTAGTCAGTATTTGTAACGTCTGCCGCTGTTGTATTGATAAGCATAAACGGATCGTTTCCAGCAATAATGCCTCGCGCTGTATCGTAAACGTACCAATCACCAGTTGAACCAGAAAGCCGCTTAATCATTACAAATCTTGCACCGCTAGTAAAGCCGCAGTTGATCTGATTTGTTGTTCCTGTGCCAGTATATGTGCCTACCTTAGATACACCTGTTACTGATGCGAACAAATACGCAACGTAAGTCGCTGTATTCGTATTTACATCTGCATTTGTGCCAACTGTAAAGACGCTAGATGTTGGGCTGGTGTCGTTCCAAAACGTAGCATCGTCAGCAGTTGCAGCATTCGAGTTCAGTAACAAATAATCTGTATTGTCATTGTTAGCATAAACAGCCCAATCGTTAGCTGCACTGCGGCACTTAACAATCATCAACTCTGGAACAACACCCAAATTATGGGATACGGTTCTATTTGCACCAGTTCCGGTATAGCAAACCACATCAAAGAAGCCAGCAGCACGACTAAACAGATAATTGATATATGTATTCGCAGACGCATTTGTAATTGTTGATGTAGTGCCAACCTTGACACCATTCATAACGTCCCAAGGACTAGCTTGCAAAATAGTCACGCCAGCGGCTACCTGAGCAGCAGTCGTATTTGATACAAGATAGTTTGTGCTAGTCAATCGCTGCGTTTGAAGCCAACCAACAGCCGAACCTCTGTTTTTGATAATCGCAAAGTCGGCAACATTGCCACCAGAAACGGTAGCGTTAGCTCCTGTGCCGCTTCTTGCAGTTATGCCTAATACAGATGTACCCGTTGTAGGCTCTCTCATTAAGCCTCGACGTATTGCCATATAAAAATACGTCCCTGCACTTGCGTTATAACTAGCGTCAGTCGTATTTAATTGGAATCCTGTTGCTGTTGGGGTTACAAACGTACCCGTTGATTCAGCATTGGCAAGGTTTGGGTTTAGTTCAGAATCAGTGCCGCCGACAATAAAGCCACGCATATTGTCAATTATGTGCCAATCACCCGTAGTATCAGTTCTTTTTATCATCAAGAACTGAGGCTCATAATCTAGCGTTACAGTAGTTCCAGTTGCGCTGCCGTTACCAGTATATGTGCCGAAACTGATCGCATTATCTAGTCCTTGCTCACCAAATCCAGCAGCATTATGGGCAAACACATATAACAATTTTGTGCCAGTTGTTGCTGCACTTGAAATTGTTACTGTTGTTCCAGAAACAGTAAATGTTGAACTTGTTATAGGAGAATCAGTCGAATTTAATAGTAACTTTTGGGTATTACTCATATCCTTATACCAAACAAACCAGTTACTTGTGGAGCCTGTATCTTTTAGAATTACACAACCAATTGTCCCAAGATTTGAGAAATCAACGGTATCAGCAGTGCCGTTTGTATGCGAAATGCTACGGACATCAAAGAATTTATCTTGCTTTCTAAATGCCCAAGAAGCATAGGTAGCTGTACTGGTATTTAGCTTTGCCAGTGCGCCAATAGTAAACCCGTCGCTGTTAAACGCAGTTAAACCAGTAGCTTGTGTCGTTTGAGCAGCAGTTGAATCAGATGCTAAGTCTTTAGTCGTTCCTCTTACTGTGTCGTATAGCGCATTGCTAGTAGCTCCAGATCGCCCTTTTATCCAGACCATGCCACCTTCGCCGCTAAGGTCAATATTATTGACTATCGACTGACTTGAGCCTGTACCAGTGTAAAGATATGTAGAAAACACATCCTCAATAAATGCAGGTTCAGCGGCAGAGGCAGCACTTTGTAACTTTTTAGCAAGCATTATGCGTTTCCTACTCTCGCGCCATAGACTTGACTGCCAACTTTCCAAAGAACAATTGCTGTATACCCTGTAGAGACCAACGCAGGAGCGACACCAGCATCGGTTTTCCAAACAACACCAGAACCACCCCACGTCGCATCTGTCCACGTCAATGAATACGACGTTCCATCGTCAACCATCAACGTAACAGCCTCTCCAGCAACAAAGTTAGTTCCCTTTGGTGTACGACTTGCACCCAAAGTAATCAACTGTATAGAACCGTTAGCGGGATTGATCTCAAACGCTGCACCGTCTGTAATAGTGAAAACGTCCTCAATGATCGTTCCAACAATCGTAGGGTCTGTTAGCGTCTTGTTCGTTAAAGTTTCTGAACCGTCTGTTGTAACTGCGCGTTCAGCGGTATAAGTAACAAACACATCTTTAGTGCCAGCAGCAAAATCAACCGCGCTATTGCTGTTTGATGATTTCAGTACCGTAGTTCGAGCTAACGTACCCGTCCCAACAGTACCAATACCAATCTCCCAAGCAGCACCGAGAGTAATCGTGTAATAGCAAGTATTACCATCGCCAATCGCCGACCCAAAAGTACGAAACCCAGTTACCGCGCCGCCCAGTGTGAGAGTGCCTGTGCCGGTCGTGGTGGACGTTTCCCGAACTCGGTCAGCAATTATTAAAGGCATGATTACTCCAGAGTCACAGAAAGGTTACCAGACGAGATTGTAAACACATCACCAGAAGCAATCGACTTAGACGAGTCTAATGGCGTGTGATACAGCAGGTTGCCGCTAGTCGAGGCATCCAGAATACCGATATGCGTCACAGTTCCCCATGTACCTGTTGCTGTTGGGAATGTTACTGCTGCACTATTTGTTGATACACCGTTGCTAGGCGCACCAAAAGTAACCGATGTACGAGCATACGAACCACCAGAAACTTCCGTTCCTGTATTGCCATCACCCGGATCACTTGTGTACAGACCTACATAAACCGTTGTAGGGCTTGTGTAGCTTGTATTGCGGAGAGTAGCGTTAATTAGCGCGTTCTCCAGATAATTGGACATCTCAGCCATGATTTACCTCACGTTATAAGACATAGACATTGGTTGACCACTGTACTCACTTGCTTGGTCGGACGTAGAGATAGAATCAATCGCCCTAGAATACAAGGAAGCCCAAGTCTGCACCCTTGCATCATTCATCAAATACGGTTCTGCCTCTGTTAATGACGCATAGAGCAACGCATCAGGCACATAAGCCAAGAATACGTTACTAGCTGTCGAATCTGATAATACAGGAGGCTTGGCGTAATACAACATCTGCGCCGTATAAGACGAATCTGGAACCGGAGCTAACTGCATCTCCGCACCTAGAATAGTGTAATCAACAGGCTTGCCGCCATCCGTTACCCTAGATTCCTGATAAAACGAGTTAGGAGCCTTGTAACGGAGCGTAGTGATCGGAGTCGTATTGAGATGAATGTCTCTCATCTCTAAGAAATCGGTAGGCAATCCAAGTGTTGAATCGCCTCCCGTTGTGCTTGCTGTAGCTACAACCAACATCTGACGGATTCTTAGGTCTCTTTGCAGCCTAGTCTCAGCCAGACGGATAAAGTCCGGAATAACTGAAGTAAGATCGCTACGAGCCAGATAGTTAGCTATCGTTGTTTTTAGCTCGCTATAGGTCGTAAGTGCCATGCTATTCCTCTAATTGTTCAAAATCTTTCCAGCCATATTCGTAAGTGCCAATATGACGAATGTGCATCGATAATTCGTGATCTACATACGTCTGAAAGCCCTCAGAACCAGCCTTGACGCAGAAATACACATCCTCACCACACACACCATTAGCACCCCATCCAGCATCAAACCAAGGTCTGCCCGTCTTTTCGAATACTTCTCGACGGATCATCACAGCACCAAACCCAACCGCTGTAACCTCCTCAATGCCTTCCTTGCCGCGAGAGTCAACATTCGACCAGTGATGCACCAATGTCTCGCCATCCATACGCTTAGTCAGCAGTTTTGCCGTAGGCGTAACAGGCTTTCTTCTGGTCGTAGCATTAACACCAACTATCGGCACTTCCCTACTTAGCATTATGGTAATCATATCGTGAGGGAATCGCATATCGCTATCAATAAACAATAGCGCGTCACAACCCTCTTTCAATGCTACCTCTGCCAACTTCTCACGCTGGTCAAATATCAGCGTTCCCGGCATTGTGTACATACTCAGACCGCCTTTGCCATCCTTGCAACGTACTGACGCATCATGCGCTGTCATTCTTGCAAAGTCAAAAGCAAAACCAGTATGCACCTCATCCCGGCATGGGACGCAAACACCAACTCTCATACAGTACCCCTATACGTTTTCCAAACAGCATTATCAGGATCGTTCAGCCACCTAGCAAAACCAACGTCATCGACCACGTTAAAGCCCTTCATAATACCTTTCTGGTTCAGTACATCTATGACCGTAAAGGGTATTCGAGCAACGTGATGCAGTTCGTTTAGGTGTCCTTGCCGAGATTTATCGTAATCCAGTTGCTTCTTATTGGCTTCGATAATCTCTGTTACATCCTGCTTAGTCTCGATGACAATCCCGCCATCACCGTCTTCAAATGCTGTTTGAGTCCGTATAGGTTTACTCATAAATTCCTTTTGTAGGTAGCCCCCACCGTTAGGCAGGGGCTATTTGCTACTTATTACAGAGACATATCAAGGTCAGCAACGATGCCATGTGCGGCTTCGTTCTTAACCTCGAGCGTTACTTCAGCCAAGAGCTGAGTGTTCTCGCTATCGCCGGTCTTAGCCAGATCATTGGTCTGGAATGGACGCAGGTAAGCAAGTGCTGCGTACTCAGGATCAAGGATCAGAGCATCACGGGTACGCATGAAGCGGTTAGGAACAACCGACATCGTGCCAAAGTCCGACATATAAACGTCAGCCGCACCGATAATGGTGGTTGGAGTATTGCCCGGAGCCATGTAACGCTGAGCAGCGATACCAGCAAACGACGATACCTTCTGCTTACCAGCAGCACCAACCATCAGAATCTTCGGAGAACCGCCCGATACGAACACCTCGGAAACAACGGTCTTCAGCAGAGTCTCAGTGAAGGTACGCTGTGTGCCATCGGTACGGGTCGAAACACCGATAGTCGCAGGGTCAGAACCACCCGAACCAACGTCCGAGTTAGTCTTGATCCATGACAGGATCGAGCCGAGTTTACGAGCAACAGTCGATGTGCCAGCCGAACGACCTTGGTTAGCCAACAGGATAGTTTCTAGATCGCGCTTCAGTTCAGCAGATGCTTTAGCCAACTGATAAGCCTTTTCCGACTTACGACCAGCCTTGTTCACTGTGTCCAGAGTACCCGAAACCTGAACGGTCTTCTGAATGATCTGAGTGTAGTTACCAAGACGGACGGTAGGAGACAGAGTTGCCGATGTAGCGTCAGCACCTTCAATCGCAGCGTTAGCCGTAGTAGCCGCAGCCAGCGAGTCAGTCTGCCACTCATGGTAAACGGCTGTAGCCTTGGTCTTGCCAATAGAAGACATAAATGGTGTCTCAGTTGGCGAGATATCATAGATGATGTCGGTCAAATCTTCGCGCTGACCAATTGCGCTATGTGCTGTAAATGTAGGCATGATTTAATTCCTCATAAGAAACGTTCAAATGCTTTAGCGGCATCAGCAACCCTTCCGGTCTGCTTTGCCCGAGCCTTAAGTTTTTTCATTTCATCGCTACCATCACGAGGCTGAGAAACGCCCGATTTCATTACCTTCGGAGCTTCGTTTACCTTCTTCGTGATTCCCGGCTTTGCAGACTGTAATTTGTCGTACTGCATTGCCTTCCATAGCGTTAAAACCTGACGAGAGTCATAGACCCCCGATAATTCCTGCTCTGTGAATCCTAGCTTCTGACCAAACTCACGCAGTTCTCGACGAGCTACCTCACCCTTCTGTGGGTCAGCATACTCAGGTATTGCCTCTGCCAGCTTACGAGCTTCAGCCTGTATTACATGACCGAGTTGCTCCTGACGTTCCTGATCCTGTTGCTGTGCAATTCGCTGTCGTTCAGCCTGAACTTGAGCTAACTGCTTTTCCCGCTGTGATAGTTCTGCAACCTTAACTGCGTACCCAATAGGGTCGGTTTCCTTCAGATACTCCAGATTCTCAGTTTCCGGCTGCTGGTTAAGCATCTGCTCAATTACCTGCAACCGTTCTGCGTATTGGTCACGCAGATACCTAGCTTCCTCGATACGCTGCCTCTCTGCTTCTACGGCTTTGCGTTCTTCTGCTACGGCTTGCGATTTCTTCGTATAGTCTGTGCCAAGTTGATAAGACTTGATAAGCTCATCAAGGGTTACCTCTTTTTCCTCACCAGCGGCTTTCACCCTGTATTTAGGAGGCTCCTCGGCTTCTTCTTCGCCTTCATCTTGTTCTACCTCCGATTCGTCATAAGACTCCTCGGATTCGGCTTCGCTATCATTGGCTTCGAGTTGAGTTTCCGGTTGTTCCTGTTCGGAGCCTTCTTGCCCACCCATAAGACCCATGATAGCGTCGGCTGCACCACCTACGTCTAACTGAGTATTCCCTTCCGGGGTCATACTTCCAGTATCGCTCATATATATTTCCTAAATTATATCGGGAACCGCCCGACTCGGATTACAAAATCTTTAGTTTTTTAGCATCAATCTTCTTCTGTGCCGATAGCCCTTCAAGGTACGTTTCGACAATATCTAGCGTCCTAAGCGTCATGTATGCTTGTTCTCTGGTCGAGATGTCATCATACTGGCTCAATGCAAACTTGTTAAGTTCTGCTGTCTTTAGTTCCGACATCATTTGCTGGAACCACTCATCTTTCAGCAGATTCTCAGCCCAAAGAGATTTGTCCATTTGAACCCTTAGTCAGATTGCCAAGTTCCCTGATAGCCTTCAGGACAATATCAGCCTGTTTGTTACGGCTATCCTCGTCAGCCAAGTCCATCGCTAGAATCGCTTGCAACTGCTTGACCGCCAACTCTGCCTCACGAATCCGCATATCTGCTGCGTTCTGCTCGGCTTTCATAGCGATCTCAATACCCTTACGAGTATATTCAGCCTCGAGCGACTGCTTCTCTAGCTGGAGCTTTGCAGCCTCGATTTGCGCCTTAGCCTCGGTCTTCTCACGCTCTACCTCTGCGATTAGACGAGTAGCCTCTGCTTGCATATCTGGTTCAGGCTCTTTTGGCTGAGACAATGCTGCGTTCTGCTCAGGGGTGATCTCGTTAAGGAAAGCCTTAGCATCCTTAAAGCCAGCCGACTCAATCAATCTAGCCAAGGTATCGCGGTACTGAGCCACAGATACCAGAGGATTACTCGGACCGAACTGAGTCAGGGCTTGTTCCTGCTTGCCTAGAATCATCTGGAGCATGGCTAGTTTCTGATCCCGGTCACCTGAGCCCAAGCCGACGTTAATGGCAACGTCGTACTGATTCGTCCATGTACGAGGATCAAACGTTACAAACTTGCCACGCATAC